GACCATTCAGAGCAGTCACGCCGCCGGCCATGTTGACGGGGGTGCCGAAAGTGATTGTGGTACCCGTACCCGCAGGCACCCATCCGTTCGGTAGCGAACCCAGACCCTGTTTCGCAGTCAGCGTGATAACACCGCTGGCACCTGTCGTAGTCGCCTTGACGTAGACATTCTTTGGATTGTCGTTAATCTTTTTAGCTACTAATGTCGCCGTGCCAGCGACTGTACCATCTGACGTGACCACTCCACCCATGATCTCAATACCGTTCAACGTGAACGTATCGGCGGTGCCGGACGTGCCAGCAAGGGTCAGCGAGCCGACCGAGAGCACTTCGCGCGTCAGCGCGCCAGCCGAACTGGAATACGTGCAAAGCAGCGTACCCGTGGGAGCCGCGTCGGCTGTCGAAGGCTGAGCACCCGTGTAAACCTTCAGCACGCAATTCGACATCGCGTGCTTGAACGCGCGGCCCGAAAGGATGGCGTTACGTAGAGCAGTAGAAAGTTTCAGAGCCATGTGTGGTTCTCCTTTTAGGCAGCGGGCAATGTGAACGAAAATGTGGACAGAGTTTGCGTCGCGCCCTGCACGAAGTTCGTGTTCGACATATTCAAGTTCGCGCCCGATGTCGCGATATTGCCATCGAGACGGAGAAAGGCTTCTGCCACGTCGGCGAGCCCGCCATCGGCCACAGAACCGAGCAGACGGAAATAACCGGCTGTACCGTCAGTCACGGCAAGGCCGGACCAGACTTCCAGCACAGCTTTCACCAACGTACCAACGGCGGAATCGCCGAACGTCAACCCGTTAACCGGACTCACGCCGCCGGCCATATTGGTATCGACCTTAGTGATAACTGTAGCGGTTGAAGCAACCACCCAACCATTTGCCAACGTCCCGAGGCCGGGCTTGGCAGTGATAGTAATCGTGGAAGTCGCCGTCTTAGTCGCGACGAACAGCAGGTTCTTCGGATTGTTATTGATCTTGTTCGCCACATCTTGCGCCGTCTGCGCGAGCGAGGTGTTGAACGGGGTCGAAGACCCCATGATCTCGATAGTGTTGACAGTCAACGTATCGACGGACCCAGATGCACCTGTGGATAGAGCCACGCTGCCGACCGATTGTACCTCGGCAGTAAATGCGCCGCTGTTCAGGGTGATGGTGGCGAGTAGAGTTCCAGCTACTGCGTCATCCGCAGATGCGGGTTGTGCGCCGGTACAGATCAGGATACGGCTGTTAGCAAACGCGTTCTTCAGCGCGCCGGCTTCGAGCAGAAAGTTGCGAAGTCCTTTGGAAAATCGTAGGGCCATGGGTTAGTCTCCTATTTGTTAGATATGTGCAACATTAAAACGCGACATTACTCACGCCCTCGACGCCGCGAAGTGTCACGATGTACTGTACTGTCCCACCGTGATGACGAATGATCGCGGCACCTTCATCCATGATCGGGAAGCCGAAGCGTTCCTCAGTCAGGCTGAGCAGCGAGCCGCCGTTGAAACCGGCAACCACCCCCTTGGTACTCACGTACAACACGGCGGGCCCTTGTTGGCTTTCTGCGACATCTTCGGCTGGACCGTAAGCAGCAGTGCCGAGGATCGCACCATGAACCGATTTGCGGTCAAGTTTCCATTCCGCGGGATTCATACCGGCGAGCCACATCACTTCCGACTCCGTACCTAAGTATACACCATCCTCCATGGGGGCGACAAGAGTGATGCGATCTGTGAAAGGCAAACCCTTGCGCAGGTCAAATAGTTCGGGCGCGTAAGGTTCACTACGATAGAGCGTGTGCCCTCGGGCCAACAGTATGTGCCCAGCGAAAGCCGCAATCAGACGCCTAGGCAGAGCGGGCGAAAGAAATTGGGTCATCAACGGCAGCGTCCCGATGCGCTCGTCCATATAAGTTGTCTCGGTCGCGGAATTCGGCATGACCTGCAACGAATAGGGCTGATCGCCGTTAACAGGAGTAATATAGATGCGTTTAAACAACACATCAGGGTCGGTGGATACAGGCAAATCATAGAAGCGAAGCCCGCCCATCGTCAGTAAGGTGATGTTGCCCGAGGCCGGCGCTCCCGATTCCTGTCCATCACTCCGAATAAACGTCATGGTGTACTGATAGTCGCCGGCTGGAAGACTTCCCCCGATGGCTTGCACCAAGGGAAGTTTGGATGGTAATTGCAGCCCCCACGAACGCGAAGACCCATCCTCGAACACACCGAACTCCACACCGTTCGAGTAGAACACGCGAGCGCCAATGCTGGCGTAATGCATGCGAACACCAGCGGTCAAACCCGAGCGCACTACGCGCGCCGTCAGGTCCGGCATGATCTGCACGAGATCGGTGCCATTGACCGAGAGCGCAAGCACGCCGTCGCTCCAGAGAGATTGATGCGGAACAGTAATCGAGGTAGCCTCGAAGCCTTTGCGGCGACGAAGACGGAAGGCGTCGGTTTGATCGACGTTAAGGGCGATGGACAAATCCCCCAGTTCGAAACTTTCCTCCCCAACGGTGTTACGCAGACCGAGAAACTTTTCGAACGTGTATACGTCCTTGTCCTCGTTAGTAATCGCCATTGACCCATCCCCCAAACCGAAACTGCGGCAGGGATTGTTGACGACGTTGGCGATCCTGCTTGGCTTTCGTACACAACGCTACGAATTCGGCAACCCACGCGCGACCGAGACTGCGTAGCTCAGCATCGATATCGGCGGTGTTTGCCAAGCATGAACCGGCAGCGAAAGAAGCCAGTTGGAGATGATACTCCTCGGGTACCTCGGGCTCTTTATCCGGGGCATCCTCAGACATGGGCGCAAGAGGCAGGCGCACCACCGAGAGGTTGAGTTTCAGCAATGCAGCGGTGGCATCGGGCTTCAGGCGGATACGAAGGATGCGAGTACCCATGTCGGTCGAATAACGACTCGGCCGTCCAGGATTTTCCACCGTAGCGATGTTGATATCCCAGAAGCCAGGATCGTTAACCTGCGTCATCGGCAGCATCCGATTGTCGTCATAGCCCACGCGTACCATATCGACATCGGTGTCGCTCAGCCGAGCAGTCTTGATGTGCAGGATGGACTTGTGGAACGGGTAGTTGCTGATGTTTTCCGCGAGGGTAATTTCGCACACTGCGGGGGTCACCGTGTCCTCGATGACCCATGCGTCACGAGCGAGGCGGCGCTCGGCCTCGTTGAGATACCGGAGCACAGTGCTGTCCTTGAACAACTGGTCGCTCGCGCCGGCTAATAGCTCGGCGCGGTCGTCCAACATGGGACCCGCAACATGCTCCAATAGCTCAGAGGTTTTCATTACAGCGCAGCGTCGAGCACCGGCAATTGGAGATTGGTGCGAGCGCCCGCGGCATCGACCGTCTTGCCGTAGTTCTGAAACGGGAAGCGCCGGGCTTTGCGAACATCATATCCCGCGGGATTGCCCTGTGCGTCGGTCTTTACGACGGCCTTGTCCTCGACGGCGTGGTTCAGATTGTCAATGACCTCGATGGGCACTTCGACTATCTTGCCGCGCTTGATCTGATACAGACGGCCGTTACAACCGACCGGCACCGGGTCCACTTCCTGCGTATCGCGGGCTTCATCGATCATGATCGCAAAACGTTCCTGGGTCGAAGCACGCGATTCGTTCGCGGCCTTGACATGCTGATCGATCAGTTGGCGATCCTCCGCGGCTTTCTTCATCGCGAGTTTTTCGAGTTCCAACCTACGGATTACAGCTTGAAGCTCCGCGATTGTCGGCTCATTGGCCGGCGAGATTTCTTCGAGCCCGGCGAGCGCGCCTTGATTGACGGTACTCGTTCCGATTTTTGCAGTCGTTTCCATGTTCCCCTCCCTATGTTAAGATTGAACTACTTACTTGCTCTTGGCGGCTTCTTCAAACGCCGACGCATATTCCGACTCCGGAAGTTGCGCAAGCGACGACTTGACCAGCTTCAACACCTCGGCCACACTTTTCGCTGCGTAGCTCTCGGTACAGTCGCCGATGTAGCCTCGGGACGGCACCGGGGCCTCTTTCTTCGCCGCTGCTTGCTTAGCCTTGATCGCTGCCATGTCGGGCACTTCAACCATGAAGCCGTTCTCCAGCGGTTTGATGCGAATCACGTAGTCGTCCATCATGGTGCATCCTCCTAAAAAACACCCCCGCGCCGACATGCGCCGAGCGCGAGGGCGTGATCGATCACTGGTCGCCGGTTAGGCGAGAGCAACCCATCGGTATTGCTTGTTTTGCAGATTCGCGCCCGTGGCGATGGTGACAGTCGCAGCCGCTTCGACGCCGACTTGCTGAGTCTTCGTATCGTTCACGATGGTACTCGAACCCGGATAGGCGACGTTGTTGATCACGCCCGCGTTGGTCCCGTCGGGAGTGCCGGAGCCGCCGGATTGGTTACCGGAAGGCGAGGCGATCACCACGAGGGAACCGGTGTTCAGCGTGCGAACGCCATCCACGGCGGTATGAAGCACGTTGGCATCGGTCATGCCTTCGTATTTTTCTTCCGTAATCCGGTCGGTCTCGTTGACCCATTGGAAATAGGTCGGCACGAAACCGAGTGTGATGACGAGTGCGCCGGGGGTAGCTGCGTCGTCGAGGTGGCTACCTTGAGCGCGCCGAACGACGCTTTGGGTTTGAAACTGGGAAGCAGTGATGGTCATGTTCGTTTCTCCTTCTGAGGTTGAGAGTGCGATCAACCGGGGCTATTAAGCCCCGGCGTCACGGGTTAGTTCGTTGCCGCAACTTCTGCGCGCACCATCCACGCATCGTTGAGAATGACCGTGGTCTGCATGGTCTTCCAGCCGGCCGTGCCGCGTTGACCCAACGGGTCCCCAGTGGCGGGCTTCGGATTGACCACCATGATCGCAAGGCTGTCCTTGCCCTTCAGCGGCACAATGCCGTAGGCGTCCTTGGCGATGTAGAGGACCGGGTACACATCGGCGAGTGAGCCGCCGGTCGAGATCATCGTCGTAGTCGCGGCCCCGGCGTTCGGGAACGATGTGAAGATCGTCGATTTCAGGTAGCGCACGTCCTCGACCGCGCCGATTTCATTGGCAAACGGTGTCACCGTCCCGTACTTCTTGGTCGGGATGTAGCCGGTGATATTGCGCACATCGTTGGAAAGGTCAGGATGGATCAGACCGATGTACGCAGCCTCGACGGGTTCGGTACTGAACGCAGCCGTGGAAGCCACAACCGATGTCATTTGCTTCGCGTTTTGGCGATCCAGAGTACGGGTCACCTTGCGTTGCAGCGCGAGGGTGAGCGGCGTGTTTACGTCGGTACGAACTGAGCCGTTCGCGACGAAAACGTTGGTGCCGGCCTTGATCGTGTTGTAACGGAGGGTCTCGACAGTCTGGGCGGCTTGCTCGCCGAGCACCCCGGAAATTTCCTGAAGAAACGGGTCTTCGTGCGTGTCTTCGATCACGTCCGAGAACGGAACGTAGTCGCCGTATTGCTGAAGCGTCGAGGACACATCGGTCACGGTCACGCGGCTACCGGCGGGCGTCACGCCTTCGACAAGAGGAGTCGTCGCGAGCGGCAGAGCGTTATACCGACGGAACCGGGCAACCTTGGTAGCGCGATTCGGCATGACGTAGGTTTGGCCGAATTTCTCGATCACAAGGAACGGGATGCCGCGTACCAGCATCTTCACGACAGCGTGAGCGGCGGTGCGGGGGGTGATGTCTCCATAGACCATCGGGGATGCGGACATTTGGTTCTCCTTCTGTTAAGTGATTGGGGGGGAAATTAACTCACGCGGTATGCAACAAACGTATTGGCCGCGGTGCGTCGGAAACGCCACGTGCCTTGACCACCTTGTTCAGTCGCGGCATCCGCGCCGGGGCGCAGTACCACTTCCCCGACAAACGTGATGCCCGTGGCGGCGGTCATGGTAATGTCAAAGGTCGTGGCTCCAAGATTGATAACGGTTAGATCAAACGTGTCGCCGTTCTGCACTTGGAACCCAGCAGCGAGCAACGCTGCCTCCAGTTGCGTGCCCGTACGCACCGTGTACGCAGCAGCCGCAGCAGGCGTCGCCACGAGAATACCGGAAAGCATCTGTGCATCGGTCAACGAATCAGTGCCGGTGGCAGTTGCCGGTGCCGCTTGAGGCTGAAACAACTTCTCGGTCATACGGAAGGACCCGACCCCCTCGTCGAACAACTTCGCGAGCAACTTCTTTACTTCGAAGTCCCGAATGATGGACTGGTTGACGACGGTCTTGGTAAGAGCCATGGATCAATCTCCTTATTTGTTAGCCGCGAGCGCCTGCAAAAATGCGCCCTCGAAATCGTTGGCGTCTTCCACGAGGGGGTTCGGCGCGGTGCGCTGGCCGGACACTGGCGCTAGTTCACCCGCCTTGGTCTTGGCGGCGACTTGCTCCTTGGTCGGCACGGCGGGAATTGGGGAGGCTGGCGTTGGTGAACCCTGCGGCTTCGGCTGGGTGCCATTCGCTTCCTTGAACCTGTTCACGAGGTCAGAGACTTCTTGAACATTGCCCTCATTGTAGACTCGTTTAAAGGCTTCTGTCAAGTAAGCCGGTTGCTTCGCGATCCAGCCCTCCAGTTGAGGATAGATCGTATCGTAGTCGGCATGCGCCTTGAGCACCTGTTCGCGGAAGCTGTTACCCTCAACGTTCGCAATCGAAGTTGCCAGTGGAGCGATATCCTCATACAACTTACCGACGATGGAAGTCAGTGCGCGAGCAAACCGGGTTTCAAGCGAAGCTATTTGATGCTCGTTCCTGATCTTCATCGCCGCGGCCACATCCGGCCACTCCTTCTCGAACGAGGCAATAACTTGGTTCTGTTCCTCGGTCAATACTGGGTCTTTGATCTCGCGCGCTTCCGCCTGTTCACGAGCGGTCTTTTCCGCGGTCTGACGGGCTGCGGTTTCTTCCGCTACGCGCCGAGCGGCTTCTTCCGCCAATTGACGAGGATCGGGCGCGGGCGCGGTCTTCGCCGGCTCTACCACCGGAGCGGCTTCGGTCTTAATGGGCTCCGTTTTCACGGGTTCCGTCGCCGGGACCGCTTCGGTCTTCGCCGGCTCTGTTTTCACAGGCTCGGTCTTCGCCGGCTCTACCACCGGAGCGGCTTCGGTCTTAATGGGCTCCGTTTTCACGGGTTCCGTCGCCGGGACCGCTTCGGTCTTTTTCGCCTCGGGTTCAAGGCCGGCAATCGCCGCATTAAATGCTGCATCGAAATCGTCGGCACTTACTGCCGGTGTTACTACCTCGGTCTTTACAGCCGCGGCTCCCCCTGTTGTTTCAGTTGTCATGTTCCCCTCCCTTGGTTAGTCTTTCTGTGTTGCGAACTCGCGCGGCGCTTTCAAGATATAGTCCATGATGCGCTGCATGCTATTGTACTCCGACTGATATTTTACCAGATCAGTCCCAGCCGCGCGCTGCCACTGAACGAGGGCCCTGTCTCGGTCAAACTTGGCTAATTCCAACAGCGCGTTCAAACCCGCTTCATGCCGGGCCTGACTAACTACCTTTCTTAGGTCCTGCTCCTGCCCCCTGATTGTTTCCATTGGCGATGACCT